ACACAAAGGCGGCAAAGGCACATCTTTAAAACTAGCTAAAGGTGGTATGGATATGAAGAAAAGATCCACAAACCCTGCTATGGCAATGATGGCTGGCCGTGCTATGCGTACCCCTGCACCTGCTCCTATGCGCGCCCCTATGGGTCCTATGGCAGCTCCTGCAGCACCTATGGGAATGGGTATGAAGAGTGGTGGTCGCACTCCTGTTAAGGGCGATCATCCAGTTCAAAAACAAGCTAAAGTTGGCGCTAAAATGATTAAGATGGCAGCAGGTGGTAAGACTGCTCAATTAAACAAAGCCTATGGCGTTGCTACCAAAGGTAGAACTAAAGTAACCGAAGTAAAAATGGCTGCTGGTGGCCGTAAAAAATATTGTTAAGGAACTGACATGAAAACTAAACGCTATGATGATGGTGGATACACAGGCGATGATCCAATTGTTAAATACCGCATGGGTATGATTGACGATAAAGGTAATGACCTAACTAAAAGCAAGCAAGAAACCTCTGCTGACTTAGATCCCTATGGAGCCGCTAACAGAGAAACTTCTGCCGACTTAGACCCATATGGTGCAGCTGGTAAAAAGCCAGCTTCTGTTGAACGTACTGTAGTAAAAACTAAAGTTTCTCCATCAAGAGATTTTGATGCAACCGATACATCTGTTTCTACTCCTAAAAAATCTTCTGTAAAAGATTTAAAAGATGTTGTTAAACCTTTTTCAATGCCAAAATCTTTTAAAGAATCTGGCGGAAATACAACTCCTAAAAAATCTACAGCTGATATGCCTTCAATGAAAATTAGCTTGCCAGATCCATTGTCTAATTTTGATTCAAAAGGCAGACGTACTGGTGGTAAAGATTTTGAATTAGGCGTTAAAAAAGGTGGAGCTATTAAGAAAATGGCTATGGGTGGTTCTGCTTCTAAACGTGCTGATGGTTGTGCTGTAAAAGGCAAAACCCGTGGAAAAATGTGCTAAATGCCAATTGAGCCTGTAGATCCTTCTAAACGTACTGGTGGTGAGGGTAACGAAAAATACAACCCTGACCAAAAGCGTGGTCCTAGCGAGTTTGATAAAACTTTGGAAAAAGTTAAATCTGATAACGCTCGTGCAGAAGCTCACAAAATGGCTGAAGAACATAGGGCTAAAGTTGAGGCTGAACGTCCACGAACTTATACCGAAAGACTGCAAGATATGGGTAGATTGCCTAAAGGCGGTGGTAGTTCTGGTACAAGCGGTGCAGGTGAAATTAAATCTTTGCAAAACCCAAGAGCAATGAAAAAAGGCGGAACAGCTTCTGCCCGTGCCGATGGATGCGCTGTTAAAGGTAAAACGAAAGGAACTATAATTGCTTGTGGTGGCGGTTATATGAAAGGTAAAAAATGATATCTTCTCGCGGTATGGGTGCAATAGCCCCGTCCAAAATGCCTAAGAAAAAAGTTATTCATAGAACGGATAACCCAAATGACGTTGACCTTTATGCCAAGGGCGGATCAATTAAACATTCTGGTCCTATCCAAGTATCTAAAGTTCCTGGCAGCATGGCTCCGATTGTTAAGAAGATGCTAAAGAAACCAGGAAAATTAACCGCTGCAGATATGTTTGCCAAAGGTGGTTTATACGAAAATATTCATAAAAAGCAAGCTAGGATAGCTGCTGGCTCTGGCGAAAAGATGCGTAAACCTGGAAGTAAAGGTGCGCCAACAAAAGCTGATTTTATTAAATCTGCTAAGACTGCAAAAGGGAAATAATCATGGCTACTAAAAATTGGATTGCTGGGGCTATTAAAAAACCTGGCGCTTTGCGTAAAGAGTTAGGCGTTCCTGCTGGCAAAAAAATTCCGTCCAGTAAATTAGCTGCAGCTGCAAAAAAGCCTGGTAAGTTAGGCAAGCGAGCTAGACTGGCGGAAACCTTGAAGGGGTTAAAAAAATGAACTTTGCTATTACTTGGTTATTTGACAAACTTGGCTATATGCCTAAGATTGATATGCAGGTAGGTAAGGTTAACTTGGATATAAAACCTCCAGAGTTTCAAATGTGGCCGTTTAGAGAAGAAGAACCAAAAAAACCTGCTGCAAAAACTGTTGCTAAAAAGAAACCTGCAGTTAAAAAAACCACAAGGGCTAAAAAGTGAAAGACTTTATTGAACGTCAGATGGAAGTATCTGATAAGTTGTTTAAAGTAATGTTTGATGACCACAAAGAACGAGTAAGAGATATGTTGATGTGGTCTGAAATGAATCACGGATTAATGAGAAAATTAGATGAAAGAGATGCTGAAATTGCCAGATTAAAATCTGAAATTGCGGCATTAAAAAATAAAGCGTAAATATGGCATCTACATCAGGAACCACAATATTTAACTTAGACCTTTCCGAGCTAGTCGAGGAAGCGTTTGAGCGTTGTGGCTCGCAGTTACGTTCTGGATATGATTTAAGGACTGCAAGACGGTCTTTGAATCTAATGAGCATTGAATGGGCTAACCGTGGTATTAACCTATGGACAGTTGAAGAATGCTCAATTCAATTAACAACCAATCAAGGAATCTACAACGTACCAGCAGATACCATTGATATCTTAGACCTAGAAACACGGACAAACAATGCCAGTACATCTAACCAAACTGATATCAATTTGTCTCGTATATCTGAGTCTACTTACGCTACTATTCCTAATAAGCTGACTACTGGCCGTCCAGTACAGGTTTACTTTAACCGTCAATCTGGCAATGAAGATACCTCAACTACCATTTATTTAGCATCTACTATTACTGCTACAGATACCTCAATTACATTGGCTACAACCGATGGATCCGTAGTAAACCTACGTTCTACTGGGTTTATTAAAATTGGTTCTGAAACCATTGCTTATACAAACTTAGTAGGTAACGTCCTTACCAATTGCTGGCGTGGTCAAAATGGCACTACTGCTGCTGCCCATACCGCTGGAACTTCTCCTAACTATACTTATATTACCGTTCAGTATTTGCCATGCGTTAATATTTGGCCTACCCCTGATTCTGGCGGTGGACCATATACTTTAGTTTACTGGCGCATGAGACGAGTTCAGGACGCTGGATCTGGCGTTAATATACAAGACGTACCATTTCGCTTTATTAACTGCATGGCAGCTGGTTTAGCTTATTTTTTGAGCGTTAAGATATCAGGGATTTCGGCAGAACGGGTATTGTTTTTAAAGCAAGATTATGAAGATCAGTTTAATTTAGCTTCACAAGAAGACAGGGAGACTGCTCCAATTCGATGGGTTCCTCGTAATTTGTTTTATTCGAGGTAAGTAATGCCGTCAAATTTTGCTTCTGGTAAGTATTCAATTGCCGAATGTGACCGATGTGGTCAACGGTTTAAATTAGTTCAGCTCAAAAAACTGACAATTAAAACCAAGCAGGTCAGCATAAAAGTATGCCCAGAGTGTTGGGAACCTGACCAGCCTCAGTTACAATTAGGTATGTATCCTGTGAATGATCCCCAGGCAGTACGGGAACCACGACCAGATACCAGTTATTACGCTTCTGGACAAAGTGGCTTGCAAACGGCTAATGGTAATAATAATACTATTTCCCAAAGCGGCTACCAAGAAGGCGGCAGTAGAGTTTTCCAATGGGGATGGAACCCTGTTGGTGGTGCGAGTAGCTTTGATACTGTATTAACGCCAAACTACTTGATTGCGGTGGGTGCAGTAGGTACAGTAACAATATCAACAACTTAGGAGTGAATCATGGGATATAAAAGTAAAGCAGATGGTCCAGTAGTACAAAAAGGCAAAACTAATGCAAAAGTTTTTCCTAATGATGGTGCAAAAATTATTGACAACGGACCTAAAGCAAACAAAAGCAGTTTAAACAAGAACTATAAAGCTATGGGTCGTAATATGGCTCGCATAGCTAACCAAAGAGGTGGTTAATCATGGCTAAATTTTCTCAAAAAGTAATGGGTAAAGAAGTTGGCAATGCCGATGTTTATGCTGCTCCGCACAATATGAGCGGCAAACCTGTATCTGGTCAAAGCCCAGAAATGCCTTATATGTACACCAAAGCAGGAAAAAACATTACTTTAAAAGATCCAATTCCAAATGGTGTTAGTTTGGGGCAATCTGAATTAAAAACTGACGGCATTGTTACTCGTGGTAATGGTTGCGCAACTAAGGGCACTAAAGCCCGTGGACCAATGTGCTAAGGTTTTTTTGGGAATGAACTACGTTCAACTGTATCAAGCGATACAAGATTATTCGGAGAATACGGAATCGTTATTCGTAACGAATATCCCTCGCTTTGTTCAAGAAGCAGAAGAACGTGTATTCAATACGGTTCAGTTTCCTTCGTTACGTAAAAACGTAACAGGCACATTAAGTGCAAACAAT